GTATCATTCACATCTGTCCAGTACATTTCATAAGGATTACCAACATAGAAAATGCGTCCATTATCAGAACGAGTGTGGTAATGACCAGAAAATACCTTTGTGAACTTTGAAAAAATATTCGAATCCAGTCCATGTTCCTCCATAATAAGATTCTTATTTACACGGAAACCTTGAAGTTCTAAATGACCCATTGCAACCTTTGCTTTAGACTTCTTAATCACAGTCATCGTTTCATCATGATTTTCACTACAAATCCATGGAATAAAAGTCATATCAATTCCACCAACTTTTGTATTTGTTGGAGAACTATAAGTTTTGATATTTGGATATGTCTTGAGAAGTAGATCTGGAGAGTTTACATGATTGGTATTTTTATAATAGCAATCATGATTACCAACAATCATATGAACTTCATACTTACGAAGAGGTTCAAACACAACTCTCTTTGCCCATTCCAAACTTTGATAATCAATTGACTTACGACTATCGAAAGCATCACCCATATGAATGACTGCTTCTACCCCGTGTTCTTCAAGAGCAGGAAAGAAAACATTCTTATAGAAGAGTTCGAAGTAATCGTGAAGATGCTTAGAACCTTTTTTTGCGCCAAAATGGCTGTCCGTAAAAATTCCGATTTTCATTTTTTAATAAGAAATACATTTCCTGGATTTACTCTTTCTTTTTCTGGATCTTCCCCGCATAAGAAATAAAGCATTTCATGATTTGGAAAATAATTTAAAACAAAATCATATGCATAATTATATTTTTTTAAATTTTCATTTTCTTTTTGACAAATTTGAAAATGCTCATGATGCAACTCAAGTTCTATATAAGGAACTTCTTTTAATAATTTGGAATTTTCAATTACAGAATATTCAGATCCCTCAATGTCAATCTTTACAAAATCATATTTTTTTTCTTTTAAATAAATGTCTATATCTACACATTCAACTTTACATGTATTATCTCCCCACAGTTGCTGCAAATGCGTTTCCCCAAACAAAAAAGACCAAGATCCAACATTAAATTGCCTATTTGACAAAGTTATAAAATCTTGCCCATAAAACACTGCTTTATTTTCTACTTGAATTTTACTACAATCTACATTTTGCAATATATAATTATAATTTTCTGGATGAGCTTCAAATATAAGTCCATATTCAATGGTAGGAATTTTTTCAATAAGAATGTTTGAAACTTCTCCTGTACATCCACCAATATCTACGAAAGATTTTATACCTTTAGTATTTAAATATTCTATAACTGCATCAAAATATGCCATCTCAGTCCATTCAATGGCAGTATATACCTTATGATTTTCTTGAGTATTTGTTGGTAAATTCATTTCATTTTTCTCCTAAAATTTTTAATAAATCAACGATTGTTGTTTCGGTACTGGATTGCGTCCTTCATGCTATTATACTCCGAATTGTTGCCAGAAAGCAAGTTGTCGTCAATCATCATAACCTCATCAAAACCTGTTCTTTCAATAATCTTCGTTTTAATTTCTAATTGCTTTTTCTCTTTTTGAATTCTTCTCAGAAATGCATAGTGAATAATCTGAGTAAAATATGCAAAAGGATTTTGAGATTTCTCTGGATTGAAATTATGAATGTACTGTACACAATTTTCAATACCATCAGAAATCATGTCCTCACGGAACATGTAGTTGACAAAGTTTGGTTTGTATGATAGGTGTGTTGCAATTTTTAAAAAACACCCACCAATATAATCTGGAATGCGTGGTTTTGGTAAATCGTTTTCTTTAGCGAAAGCAACTTTATCACGATAAATCGTAATCGCTTCTAAAAATTCTTTATTATTTACATAATGTTCTGATTTTTTCTTGGGCATGGCATTTTCTTATTTTTTAAGTTTTATAAGTTATGTTTATTATACCACACTTTAAAGGGGCTTGACAACTACTGAAATCTTGTGTAGACTACCTTTGTCCCGGTTGAAGATGATAATTTAGCTTTCTTTAATACCTTTGAAAATCTTCTCAAGATTCTTACGAGCATCTTCTACTGAAGAAATATATCCCATTTTATTTGTTATTCTAACTTGCCCACTATCTCCAACTGATGTAATAGGTTCATCACTAAGATATTTTTTATAAAATTCAATCGTCATTTCATCATTGATTTCAGTCATTGTGATAATCTTATCCAATTTTACAAAATAAAAATCATCATCTGGAATTTCCATCCATGGTTTAATTTTTACTACCATTCCACTCATAGATTGTTGTATTTTCATTACAACAGGATTTTGTAATATAAGAATAGGATCTCCATCATTCTCATCAACACAAACTAATGAGAATATTTCTTCTCCTGATACAAGTTTTAAACTACAATAAAACTCTTCGCCCATTATTCCTTTATTGGTATGCTTACAATATCGTAATTAAAGTTTTCTTCGTTATAGATTTTAATTCTTTCGATTAAGTGATTAAGTGTATAGTTTTTTCTTGATTTATAACTGATATCATCGGCAATATCATACAAAGTTGCTTTTACTTTGTTTTCTCCTTTTCTAAGTACTCTTCCGATAGATTGGAGATTTCTAATTCTCGATTTCGATGGTGAAGCAAACACAACATTATGTAAGTTACGAATATTGATACCGGTAGAAAAAGTCCCATAAGATGCCACGATAATTGCGTTTGATTCTTTTTCTGTTATTTCACGAACCTTTTCTCTTTCTTCAGTTTCCACACCACCATGAATAAAGAAAACATGACGATCATCAACCTTGTTACTATTTATTAAATCATATAGAGGTTGTCCATGACTTTCTACTCTATTGAAGAGTACAAGAGTATTTCCTTTCAAATCTAATGTAAGATTTTTAATAAAGTTATTTCGTTTTGAATGATTGATAATATATTGAACTTCATCCTCAAAGATTTCAAATCGATTTGGTGGATGTTTTAATAGAAGTATTTTAATATCCAACTTAGCAAGATGACCTTTCTGCATGAGTTCATCTGTCTTAATAATCTTATATGAAGGCCCGAATAATCCTTCTAAAACCCACTTATGAGTCTGACTTCCATCTAAGGTTCCAGTAAATCCAAAACGATATTTTGCATCACAAAGTTTTGTCATTATAGATATTAATGACTTAGATTTAAACTGGTGTGCTTCATCTCCTACGACTACATTAAATCTTGCAAAATACTGCTTAGGCAATTTGTAAATACTTTGCCAAGTAGTAATAATGACTTGGGAATCAGTTTCTCTCTCTTTTCCCGCGTAGATCTTGTGGCAGTATGAACCAACATCCCATCCATAATCTGCAAAATCTTTATACATTTGTTCTACAAGGGAAGTCGTTGGGACAACTATCAGAATATTTTTCTGCTTTTCAACATGGTATCTCACAACAGAATATATCATTAATGACTTTCCAGAAGCAGTTGGAGATATCAATAACTTTCGATTATGTCGCAAAGCGTCGTATACTCCCTCAACTTGGTAATCGCGTGGGGCGTGTCTACTGATTGCCGTCATGTAATCTTTTACACCTTCTCTTGAGATATTTTCATTTACCTCAAATGGAAGTCCATAAAATTTATTGTCTACAAATTCGTATGTATACTTATGATCATCACAAAATTTGATAATTCTATCTAAGAGACCGATATAAATTTCTCTTGTATCTACATTAAACAAATATATACGACCATCCCACCATTTATTTTTATAAGATGGGGAAAACTTAGCATTTGGAACTTCAAATTGAAATGCGTCTCTTAATTCATAATAGATATGAGGTTCTGCTTTGATATGCAGATATACTTCGTTCTTTTTTGATATAATCAAATGGCTCATATTTTATATCATTCTGATACAAATATTTATTGGCAATAAAAAAGAGGCATTTCTGCCTCAATTGTATCCTGCAGTAAATTTTAAAAACTCTATGGAGTTTTTTATTTGGTAGTTTCTTTGAAAAATCATTTTAATAATCTCTTCTAAGAACTTGAGCACAATGTCATAATATCTTATTTTCAAGTCAATTTTAGAAAGTCTCTCATCTGCGCTCATATACCTCTCTATGGCGTCCTTTTCTCTTACCTTATACGGAAATGGTTCTTCCACGTACACCTCTGCTGGCGCCTTTCCTGTGTAGTAGTTATAGCGTTCTAGACGCACTCTATTATAAGTTTCTCGTGCCTTCTCACGGAGAAGAGTAGTTGTATTGTAAATAGTATAATATTTGGAGTGTAGTTGAGGAATTTTTAAAGACTCATCGTGTAGGTTGTCAGGGTCTATGACAGAATCTCTCTGCCACATCTCCTGAATTTCATCAAGATTCATACGCTTTTTAATGGATAAAGTGGTTTGCTATCTGTACCTAGTATATCATAAATTGTATATTTAAACGATACCTCTGCTGTAAAAAACTGAATATCTGTAGATGTTGAATCAAATTCTAATGAAGTTATGGAAACTGGAAAAAGATCTAGAAATCTTACAAGAGCAACATCTTTATAATTGCTATTTAAAACACGAAGAGTGCCGTCACTAAATGCTCTTTTACCATCTTCAATTCCATCTTCATCTGTAATTAAATCTTTGTATTCTTTAAGACTTCCAGATCCACCTAAAGCAGTAATCCAATTGTGAATAATCATATAATTTTCCATACTCTCATCAACAAGAAATTTCAATACAAGATCACCAAAAACCAACATTTCCCCAGGAACATCAATATTTTTTAAATAAGTTGGTTGCCTTGCAATTCCCAAATTCAGTTCGGGAATTTTTGCAGAATTGCAAAAAAATGAAACTTTTGGATATCTTGCCAGAGTGAATTTAAATCCAACTGGAGATAAAAAATTTCTATTTTGTATCTGC